GCGCGTCGTACTCCGTCATGGACCCCAGCGCGTTCAGCAAGACCGGCCACATCGGGGAATCCGTGGGCGAGACCTTTGCCCGTAACCACGTTCCATGCCAGCAGGGTGACAACGCGCGCGTACTCGGCTGGCAACGACTCCGCCACTGGCTAGCCAAGGCCCCGGACGGCATTCCCTGGCTCACCATCGACCCCAACTGCCGGTACCTGCGCCGGTCCCTCCCTGGCCTCATCAGTGACACCCGAGAGCCGGAGGACGTGAACACCGAAGGCGACGACCATGCGGCCGACGCGCTGCGCTACGGCGTCATGTCGCGGCCGAGTCCGGTGAGGAGTCCCTTGATTTCAAAGCCCGGCCCCGGCACTGTCGGCTACCTCAAGGCGCATGGTGACCGTCACCCCGGATCGCGCTACTGGCGCAAGAAAACGAAACGCTGATGTTTCCTCCTGCTGAACTCACGCCGCCCGCCGTCGATCCGATGGCTCCACCGCTGGGGCCGGAGGCCAACCCGATGCTGCCCGCGCTGGTGCCGCCGCAGCCGGTGCAGCCCGCCGATCAAGGGTTGCTGCCGCCGCTCACCGACGAGCAGCGTGCCGCCGTCAAGCAGTGGTTCGCCGCTGCCGAGACGGAGCAGAAGCGGTACCTCTCCCTGTGGAAGCGCAACCTTGAGCAGTACGCGCCACCCCCGGAGACGCAGATCGAGGATCGCGGCCAGTACGAAGTCAACACCAACGTCGATTTCCGGCAGGCGGAGCAGAAGAAGGCGCAACTCTGGTTCGACACCGCGCAGGTACAACTCACGCCGATTGAGCCGATCTCCGAGATCGTGCTGAACTCGATGCAGATGCCCGATGGCTCCACACAGGAGCAGAAGCTATCGAGCGCGATCACGCTGCACCAGACGGTACTCAACGGGCTACTCGGTCCCGATGGCGTCGATGCCAAGCGCACGATCCACAGCGCGATCCTCGACGTGCTGGTACCCGCAGGCTGGGGCGTCACGCACCTGGGCTACACGTCGTACACCAAACCCGTGACGGAACTCGATCCGATGACGGGGCAACCCATCACGATCCCGGTCCCGGTGTACGAAGAGTACTACTGGTCGCGCCTCTCCCCGTCGTCGCTGCTGGTGCCCGCTGATTTCAAGTCCACCGATTTCGACCGCGCGCCCTGGCTGGCGATCAAGACGCACCCGCCGATCTCCGTCCTCCGGCGCGAGTACAAAGACGGCATCCCGCCCGATTTCCGGGGCGGCGGCAAGAGTAAGGTGGAATCCCTGCGCGAGTTTGACGCGGAGCGGCAGAGCAGCGGCGGCAGCTTCGATCCGCGCTGCAACGTGACGCAGATGTATTACTACGAGCCGACGCTGAACGCCGACGCGTTCCACCCGAAGCGTGTGTGCGAACTGGTGTTTGTCGAGGGCATCGAAAAAGAGGTGCGACACCGCTACTGTCCGTACCAGTCGCTCGATCAAGAGGGCCGACTGTCGGCCGACTCGATGATCGGCTACCCGATCCACATTCTCACGCTGCGCGAAGTGCCCGACGACAATCACGTCCCCAGCGATAGCTCGATGACGCGCCCGCTGACCGACGAACTCAACCAGTTTCGCAGTCAAGTCCTCAAGGCGCGCGATGCCGCGATCCCGTACGCGTTCTACGATCAAGACATCCTGCCGCCCGACAAGATCGAGCGCATCACCAGCGGCGTGTACGGCCCGATGATCCCGGTCGAAGGCGGACGCCTCAACGCGAACTCCCCGCCCGTGATCCCCGGCCTCAAGCCGCAACTGTCGCGCGAGACCTACGCGGGCCAGGACGTGATCGAGCGTGACATCGAGCGCACGCTGGCGCTGGGGAGCAACCAGACCGGGGCCACCAACCCCACCCGCCGCACGGCCACCGAAATCTCGACCATGCAATCGAGTCTCGATACGCGCATGGCCGGAGAGCAGCAAGCCGTCGTCGCGTTTTTCGTCGCAGGCGTGCGCAAGCTCGACGCCCTGGTGCAACGCTACTCCGACCGCCCCCAGGTCACGCACATCTTGGGCGAGGACGGCGAAAAGATGTGGATGGCGTGGGACAAGACCCTACTCGCGGGGAAGTTCGCGTACACCATCAAACCCGACTCGCAGATCCATGTGGACGCCGCCGCTGACCGCCAGCAGGATCTCGCCTTCTACAACCTCACGGCGCGCGACCCGTTCATCAACCGCATGGAACTGGCGCGCCGTCTCGCGCTCAAGTGGGGCTACAACCCGGATCGGCTGGTGGGTCCGCCGCCCCCACAAGGCCCGCCGCCGCCGAATGTGCAAGTGCGCGTGCAGGCCAGCGATCTCGATCCACGGTTGCCGCAATTCCCGTTCGCCGTCGAAATCCTGCAACAGTCGGGGTACAACATCTCGCCGGAGACGATGGAAAACGCCGTCACCCTGGCGGGCCGTGCGACCGCGATGGGATCGCTGCCCGACGACATCACGCCGCCCAAGGACACCGTTGCGCCACCGCAGAACGCGCACCCTGGCCCGGCCGAACGCACCGAACCCATCGACAAGCACCAGACCGACACCACCGGACGCCTGGAAGGCGCGGGATCCGAGTTTGCCGCGCGGCCCTAAAGCGGTACGCAGCGTGCTAGGGGCGTAGGGGGATTTATGACACTTGCGACACTCCGGCGCGCACGCTTGCTGCTGATCCTGCTGCCGCTCCTCGCGCTGGGGTGCAGTGAGGACAACCCGCGCCCCGTGGATCCGACGCTCCCCGGCCCGACCCCGCTGCCGCCTGACACGCAGCCCGCCAAGATCGAGTACCGGGTGACGGGCACGCTCGACCGTGCGGTGATCACCTACGCCAATGCCGTGCAAGGCACGACCGAGATCACGACCGAACTGCCGTGGTTTGCCAGCTTCACGTCCACGCAGCAACAGACGTTCGTGTACCTAGAGGCCGAAGCGGTGCCCTTCAACGAAGAGGAGGGCACGCTACTGGTGCAGATTTTCGTCAACGGCGTCCTGTTCCGCGAATCCCGCGAACGGGGCCTCACGCCGAACGTGATCGCCAGTGGGGAGGTCGTGCGATGACCCGGATACTTGTCACCTTGCTCGTCCTGGCGCTCTCAGCGGTGCGCGTGGCGGCACAGACGCCCATTCGTGAAACGGTCATCGTGTCCAGCGACATCACGCCCGACGATGATCTGCGTCACCACGATCACAGCGACCACCGCAATCGCGTTCTCTTCTGGACGGGGATCGGGCTGATCCTGGGTGGCACCATCGCGGTCGTCGGCTCGGTGACCTGGGCGCAGCAATCGGACCTGAGCAACGAGTTTCAATCGGTCCACCTGGGGCGCGACATTCTCCCGTGCGGCACCGATCCCGAAAACGCCACGCTGCCCATTGCCGAGTGCAAGACGCACCGGCCGCTCATGTGGATCGGCACGGGTGTCGCTGCCGCTGGCGTCGGGCTGGTCACGTACTCGATGGTCGATGACCCGTACCACTCCGGCAGGCACGCGCCCATGCTCAAAGTGCGCGTGAAGTTCTGATGACGTGCGAGTCGTGCGGACACCAGATCGAGATCGGAGACTGGCCGTTTTGCCCCCACGGGCGCGGGTGCTGCGGCGTCGTGTCCGACTCGTTTCGCGGCGGGGTCACACTCGAAAACCTGGGGCCGGAGCCGGTCACGGTCTACAGCGAGACCGAACGACGCCGGATCATGAAAGAGCGCGGGCTAGAGGATTTTGTGCGCCATAGGCCACTACCCGGCACCGATAAATCCGCGCTCACCACGAACTGGGCCGCCGCGTCACGCACCACGCTCGACAACGCGACCGCGCTGGTGTCGCGCCCCTCCACCTCCGCCCGTGATCCGGAGGCGCAACTGGAGACCGCGCAATTCACGATCACCGAACGTGAGGACGGCTTTCGGGTCGCGCCCGATGGAGAGCCGTACATCCCATGAGCGAACGATTGTGTAAGCGGTGCGGGCATCCCGATCACTGGCATCGGCATGACGACGCCAACACCGATTCGCGTGCGTGCTTTCGATGTCTCGGGTATGACTGTGACGGCGAGGGATTTCCGGCTGGCACGCCAGAGTCACGCTGTGGGTGCCCCGACTTTGTGGAGAAAACACCGTGAGCCAGACCGCCGACCGCTTGCAGATCACGCGTCACGAAGTGATGGGCCTGATCAACATCGAACCGATCCTCAAGCGGCTCAACCTCTCGCTGTACTGCATGAAGTGCCACGCGCAGGGTCGGCCCGATGGCGTGCGCGCCAACAACTCCGAGTCCGATGCCGAGTTGATTGTGGAGTGCGGCTGCACCACACGGGTCTACTCCAGAGGCTACGGGCGCGGCCCGGTCAACGGCTGAAGCTCCGGCGGGGAGTCTCCCCCCGCCTTGACCCCGTGTGGTCCCGAACGGGGGAGATTCGGGGCGTCATTACCGACCGATTCGCGGACCCCCTTGCATTCATTTCGGGTCTGTCGGCATCGTGCCCGCCATGCCCGACGACACACGTCCGACCTTCGGACAGGCCCTAGAAGCGGCGGAAGCGGCCAGCGGGGGCGACACCCCTGCCACGCCTGCCTCTGACGCCCCAGGGGCAACAGGGGTCTCGTCAGCCCCTCCGCAAGATCCTGGCGCTCCCGCGACGGCGGCGACACAGCCGGTGTCAGGTGACGGAAGTACGCCCACGCCTGTAGAGGAGTGGGACAGTGCCGCTGGTCCGATCCCCGTGGACCGGCACAAGGCGATCCTTGAAAACAC